CCGTGTTTTTATGACGGCACAACTTGGATAACTTTATAAATTATAAATATGACAACAACACCAACAAACGGAGTAGCTATTGAACCCGTAGTCTACCCACTTAACGAAGGTACGGCAACACGAATGACCGTACTTGTATTGAACTTCGAAACAACTGCAACAACTTGCACAACTTACTACGAACTCTTAACCGAAGAAGGTAAGTGCTTAAAGGCGGACAACTACACGCTAACACCTGAGCAGTTTGCAGCTTGGGGACAAGACAACAACGTAGTGAATGAGTACGTAGCTGAGGCTATCGGAGTTACAATTATTTCGTAACTTAGCCAAAAAAAAGCTATGTTAACACTATCCGAAAAACAAGTAAAAGAGATTGAAGTGCTAATTGGTGAGATGCCAGGCAAGTTCGCAATTGCACTATTAAACGTTTTAAATGAAGCAGCTAACAATAATTCTGCTGACGCTAACGATAGTAGCGTGCAGCCCGACTAAGCGGTTTACTCGATTAATTGAGAAGTACCCATATTTGATTACAACTGATACAGTTGTAATAAAAGACACTATTACTTTGTATGTTCCTGAAGTACACACAGACACAGTTGTAACTCTTAAGGAACTTATCGATACGATCACCATATCCAAGGATAGGGTGACCGTCAAGACATGGTACGTTCCAAAAGAGAAGAAAGTATACATACAAGGTAAATGCGATCCAATCTATGTCACTAAAATAGTAGAGCGAAAAGTTCCTGTCAAGTACTATGAGAAGTACCCATGGTGGAAGAAGCTGCTAAACAACCTTTTGGCTATTTTTATTATCTTTGCTTTACTCTATGCATTGCATAGAGCAATCAAAAAACTAGTATGAAAACAAACGCCATAATCATTTTGTCTAGCATCCTTACAATCCTTGCACCGGTAGGTCCGCTGCTTACCATTGCCATGATTTCAATAGGACTAGACGTCTGCTTCGGTGTGTGGAGATCATACAAAAAACGTGAAGACCAAGAGGTAAAATTTTGGGATGTAGTTCAAAGTCATCGTTTGTTAGCTACGGCAGCGAAAATAGGTATCTATACAGTAGCAATAACATTCTTTTACATAGTAGAAAAATACATCGCAGGTGATATTATATCACACTTTATATCGATAGAGTTATTACTGACTAAGGCAGTAGCTCTATTTTTTGTTTTTATAGAGGTAAAGAGCATGAATGAGAGCTATAAAGACGTCACAGGTAAAGATATATTAGCTGCATTTAAAAAGTTCATTACAGGACTTAAATCCGAAAGCGATAAATGGCGGTAAGATCTTATAAAGACGAGGAACTACTTGATAAGGTTAAGTCCTTGTCAAGCTATAAGAATATACCAAAAGGCTATTGGCTTCTTGGTGTCAGATCTAACGAAGACACGCCAAACCGATTCGATGACAAGATCTATCTTTTTAAAGGAGATGATTTTATTCTAGTTACATCCGCAACGACTAATCCAGGAACGCCAACGCTCAAACAATTTGAAAAAGTCAACAAAGCAGGAGCCGCAGTTCTCAAATCAGACGTATGGTATTATAATCTCTGGAAGTATGGAAGGCACAATGGAAAGATTGAAGCATTGCTACAAATCGGAAACTCAGTGCAAGTATATAGAGACAAAGACAAAGATTCAAAAGCAGAAGAACAAGGAGAACTTCAGAAAGGTTATTTTGGTATTAATTTTCATCCTAATACATACGACATAGCTGCAGATAATACTGGAGCAACTATTGGCTGGTTTTCAGCAGGGTGTCAAGTAGTTAATGACATGGATAAATACAGGGAGATGATTAAGCTACTCAAAACAGAGAAATCTGTGTCTTACTGTCTATTGAAAGAATTTTAGTAAATTTGTCAAATGAAGAAAATTGAGCAGTCAACTAAGAAGGATGTCAAGGTAAGTCGCCCTGGCATTCACGCTAAGTGCAAGACATCTAAGTTAAAGTCTTCTAAGAATTATAAAAAGCAAAATCGAGGGCAAGGACGATGAAAGTACAGAACTATATCACAGAGACTCCAAACACGCAGTGTCGTGTGTTTGGTTTGAATGCCAACGGGGCAACTGTTAACTTTAACGTACCTGCCTTATTGGCCTTGAATCAGACCCCTAGTGTAATCGCGACTAACTTGCTTACAGCAGCTACACTTACAAACGTAAACACATACTTTACAGGAACAGCGGGCGCATCTTTTGCGGTTACTCTTCCAGCATCAAACTCAAATCTTGATGGTGTTAAGTATGTCATCATGTCAACAGCAACTAGAGCTACAACAACATGGGCATCAGCCGGTGCTGCTATTGTTGGCGCTCCTGCTACATTAACAGCAAACACACCGGTATGTCTACAGTATAGTCATGCCAATGCAACCTGGTACATTTCAATCTAATCATATGTCAAAAATCAAAAAAGAAGAGCTCGAAGCGTTGGTTAACGCTAACCGAGTTTACAGAGACCTAAAATTTAATCTAGCAGACATCGAGATGAGCGTTCGTCGTTTAGGCGAGCAGAAAGAACTCACGATGCAGCAACTTGAAGTTGCGGCAGGAAAGCTCACACAAGAGCAGCAATCCATCTTTGAAAAGTATGGCGATGTCAGTGTAAACCTACAAACAGGTGAGTATAATTAGAAAAATTTCCATTGGCCCTGACTACATGAAGTGCATGCACTACATGGTAGGTCAGTCTATCCTAGATAAAACGTGGGAGATTAACACCATCCGTAAGGAGGATGATGGATCTATCTGCGTTTGGATTATCAAGGATGGAGAGATTATTAAGTGGAAGGCTTTTTCAGCCACAGTCCCCGTGGCTATAGAATACAAAATAGATTACTAATGAAATCACCATACTGCTTCATCATCAAACCAGTTGGTCAGAGGCGGTACGATAACATAAGGAAGTTTGGAGATACAGACTTCTATATCAGCTCATCTCAAGAAGACCACAAGACATCTAACCGCCACGCAGTGGTGGTATCAGTTCCTATTTACTACAACGGCCCGGTTCAACCAAGTGACATTGTTGTAGTTCACCACAATGTGTTCAAGTACTACAACGACATGAAGGGCCGTCAGAAAAGTAGTTGGAACTATATCATGGACGATTTATTTTTAGCTGAGATAGATCAGGTCTATCTTTACAAGAGAGATGCCGATTGGCAGGCTGTTGATCCGTTTATCTTTATCAGACCAATACCAACTGAGGATAAGTTAATTAGCTCTACGGGGGCGCATGAGGCGTTGTGGGGTGAGGTTGTTTATAAAACAAACACCATCCCCAACGTAAACGTTGGTGACACAGTCTCATTCACACCTGACAGCGAATATGAATTTATAATAGATGGAGAGACACTCTATCGAATGTATAACAAGAACATATGTCTAAAAAGGGAGAAATAGTAGAGGCTGCTAAGCAGGCTATCGATGAGTTGATCAAGGTACTTAAGTCACCTATCATCACTCATGCTGAGGACGACATATCGGCTGACAAGATGAAGAACGCAGCGTCAGCTAAGCGTTTGGCTTTTGAGGATGCCATGTATATGCTCAACAAGATTGAGGAGGAGGAGAATAAGGCTGCAGAGGGGCCAATAGTAGAAGTTACACTCGGCAAATCAGGTTTCGCAGAAGGAAGAGCAAGACATGGAAAATAAACTGTACTCCATAGTAACCGACTACATTAATAAGACTGCTCTTAATACTAAGAACAATAAAAAGTCATGGGACTATGGTTACAATAAGGAGTATGACCTAATTGTTATATCTAAGGACGGAACCATTGGTGAGATCTATGAGATAAATGGATTGAAGGTTGCTTTGCCATCTACTCCTAAAGTAGTAGAGAACAGAGGCAACAGATGGAAACCAGTCGATTATCCAGCTGAGCTACAGAAAATCAAGTCAATATTTGACTGGAACCGAAGAGACAATGCGTTCAAGCTGAAGTACGTCGACATGATCGAGACTGAGTTTGAGAGGCGTGAGCAAGGCTTTTGGTTTATCAACAACGGCAATCCAACCTACATGACTGGTACACACTACATGTATCTTCAGTGGACCAAGATTGACATTGGTCTGCCTGACTTCCGTGAGTCCAACCGAATCTTCTACATATTTTGGGAGGCATGTAAGGCAGACAGCCGAGCGTTTGGCATGTGCTACCTAAAGAACCGTCGTTCAGGTTTCTCATTTATGTCGTCTGCAGAGACGTCAAACACAGGTACAATTGTCAGAGATGCTCGCCTTGGTATTCTATCCAAGACCGGATCGGATGCCAAGAAGATGTTTACCGATAAGGTGGTTCCTATCGTTAGAAATTACCCCTTCTTTTTCAAGCCGATCCAAGACGGTATGGACAACCCGAAGACGGAGTTGGCCTTCCGTGTTCCTGCGAGTAAGATTACGCGCAAGAATATGGATGAGGAGCGCGATGATGACATAGAAGGGTTAGATACTACCATTGACTGGAAAAACACAGCAGACAACAGCTATGACGGTGAAAAGCTGCTTTTACTTGTACACGACGAGAGTGGTAAGTGGGAGAAGCCTGAAAACATTCTAAATAACTGGCGCGTAACCAAGACTTGTTTACGTTTGGGTAGTCGTATTATTGGTAAGTGCATGATGGGCTCCACGTCCAACGCACTTAGTAAAGGTGGTGAGAATTTCAAGAAGCTGTTCTACGACAGCGACCCAACCAAGCGATCTGCCAATGGCCAAACCAAGTCAGGGCTTTACTCTTTGTTCATCCCAATGGAGTGGAACATGGAGGGCTTTATTAATGAGTATGGTTGGCCAGTGTTTGATGATCCGAAGAAACCTATTATGGGTATCGATGGTGAGGAGATTACCATGGGTGTCATAACCTATTGGAATAACGAGGTGGCTGCAATGAAGTCAGACTCAGACGCACTCAACGAATACTACCGTCAGTTCCCTAGAACAGAGTCGCATGCTTTCCGTGATGAGAGTAAGTCGTCTCTATTCAACTTAACTAAGATATACCAACAGATTGACTACAACGATGCGATGATTAAAGATCGCGTCCTAACAACCGGCTACTTCCATTGGAAGAACGGCGAGAAGGATACTGAGGTTATTTGGACGCCTGATCCGAAAGGTAGGTTTATTGTGTCGTGGATTCCTGACGCTAAGATGCGCAACAATGTCGTAAAGAAGGACGGCAAGTTCTATCCTGGTAATAAAGACATTGGCGTGTTTGGATGTGACCCTTATGACATATCAGGTGTAGTTGGTGGAGGCGGATCTGCAGGAGCATTGCATGGCATTACTAACTTTCACATGGAAAATGCACCAACTAATCACTTCTTTTTGGAATACATTGCTCGTCCACAGACTGCTGAGATATTTTTTGAGGATGTATTGATGGCTTGTTTTTTCTACGGAATGCCTATACTTGTAGAGAACAACAAACAGCGACTATTGTACCACTTTAAGAACAGAGGCTATCGTCCATTCTCAATGAACAGGCCCGACAAACATACGTCTAAGCTATCAAAGACTGAGCTTGAACTAGGTGGTATTCCCAACTCTAGTGAGGACGTAAAGCACGCTCACGCCAATAGTATCAACACATACATCGAGGAATACGTTGGTATTGATGCGGAAGGAAACTACAGAGAAAAAGAGTCTATGGGTGACATGTATTTTACGAGAACGTTAAATGACTGGGCCCGATTTGATATTAACAATCGAACTAAACACGATGCCTCGATTAGTTCAGGATTGGCATTAATGGCATCAAGAAGGCACCTATTTATACCTCCTAAACAGGAATCTAAAATAAGTGTTAAATTTGTAAGATATAAGAATACTGGCATAAGAAGCGAAATTATCGAATAATGGATAAACCATCAGTTGTTATCTCCTCATTACCCTTTCCGGACCAAATGGCGCCAGATGAAGTCAAGGCGACATATGAGTACGGATTAAAGGTAGGAAAAGCCATCGAAGGGGAGTGGTTTAAGAGGAAGTCTAATTCAAGCAGATTTTATCAGCAGTGGGGTGAATTCCACCGCCTGAGACTATATGCCCGTGGAGAACAGCCTGTACAGAAGTACAAGGACGAGATCGCTGTTAATGGCGACATATCAATGCTTAACTTGGATTGGACTCCAGTTCCAATCATACCTAAGTTTGTTGACGTTGTTGTCAACGGTATGCTAGATAGACCATATACCATTAAGGCTGAGGCTCAAGACGTTCTATCTGCTGAGAAGAAGAACGTGTTCCAAGACATGATCGAGGCTGACATGGTAGCTAAGGACTTCTTAACGATGACCAAGGAAACACTTGGCATTGACGCATTCAACGTAAATCCAGATGAGCTTCCTGCAAATGATCAGGAGCTTTCTCTGTACATGCAGATGAACTACAAGCCATCCATTGAGATTGCTGAAGAGATTGCCATCAACACACTTCTCAAGATGAATGACTATGAGGATGTGTTGAGAGACTATTACTACGACGTAGCCACGATAGGACTTGGTGTTGCTAAACATGAGTTTCTTATCAACGATGGCGTTAAGGTTGAGTATGTAGACCCAGCAAACTGGATCCATAGCTATACTGAAAAGAGTGACTTCTCTGATTGTTTCTACTTCGGAGAAGTTAAGCAAGTTCACTACACTGAGCTGCTTAAAATGAATCCAAACCTTACTAACGAGGAGCTTACTGAGATTAAGAACGCAGGGTCGGCTTGGTATGACTACTTCCCGGTAGTCCGCAACTACCAAGACGATGCATTCTTAAATGAGGTTGTAACGTTATTATACTTTAACTATAAGACTCATAAGAAGTTTGTTTGGAAAAAGAAATTGCTTGAGAACGGAGGAGAGCGAGTGATCCGTAAGGATGACAACTTCAACCCACCACCAAACGAAATGTTTGAGGTAGTTGAGGCCGTTCGCGACGTTTGGTATGAAGGTGTGTTGGTCGGTGGATCAAACATTATCATCAAGTGGGAGATGATGAAGAACATGGTTCGTCCTAAGTCTGCATCACAGCGCGCACTTCCAAACTACATTGCTTACGCTCCACGTTACTATAAAGGAAACATTGAGTCGTTAGTTCGACGCATGATTCCATTTGCTGATCAGATTCAGTTGACGCACTTGAAGCTACAGCAAGTTATGGCTCGCGTAGTTCCTGATGGTGTGTTCATTGATGCTGATGGTATTAATGAGGTAGACCTTGGAACAGGTGCAGCATACAACCCTGAGGATGCGCTCAATTTATACTTCCAAACGGGTAGTGTGATTGGACGTAGCTATACACAAGACGGTGAGTTCAACAACGCGCGTATTCCAATCCAGGAGCTTAACTCAAACAGTGGTCAAGCTAAGATGGCTGCCCTTATCGGCAACTACAATCACTACTTAAATATGATCCGCGATGTGACGGGTGTAAACGAGGTGCGTGACGCATCAACACCACATCCGGATGCATTGGTTGGTGTTCAGAAGCTTGCGGCGCTAAACTCAAACACAGCTACTCGCCACATCTTAGACGCTGGTCTTAATGTCACTAAGAGAGTTGCTGAGTGCCTATCCATCCGTGTCGCTGACATACTTGAGTATGCTGACTTCGCTGAGGAGTTTGCTATGCAGATTGGTAAGTATAACATGGCTATACTTGAGGATGTTAAGAATCTGTATCTACATGACTTTGGTATATTTATTGAGATTGCACCAGATGAAGAGCAAAAGGCTCAGCTAGAGCAGAACATTCAGATGGCATTGCAACAGCAGACAATTGACCTAGAAGATGCAATTGACATTCGCATGATCAATAACATTAAGCTTGCAAACGAGATGCTTAAGATGAAGCGTCGTAAGCGCATGGAGCAGAAGCAGAAAGAGAAAGAGATGGAGTTCCAAATGCAAATGCAGACGAACATCCAATCTTCTCAAGCAGCTGCTGAGGCTAAGGCGCAAGTTATCCAATTGGAGGGTCAAACTAAAGCTCAGATCAAACAGATGGAAGTTCAAGGCGACATTCAGAAAATGCAAGCCGAGGCTGAGCTCAAGAAAGAGTTGATGGCTATTGAGTTCCAATATAACATGCAGCTTAGTGGTATGCAGATGCAGACATTGAAAGATCGTGAGTCTGAGAAAGAGAAAGCCAAAGATAAACGAGTAGACCTACAGGCAACTCGTCAATCTGAACTTATTAACCAACGACAAAACAACCTACCTCCACAAAACTTTGAGAGTACTGAGGATTCCCTTGATGGCTTTGATTTAGAGTCATTCGGGCCTAAATAAATATTTATTAACTTTGTTGAAAATTAAATTAAATGGAAGGTGAATTTAAAGTGAGAGCTGTAGATTTCGAGGAGAAGTCTGTGGCCGAAAAAGAAGCTGAGCTTCTAGAAGGTTTAGAAGATCATACTGGCGACAACGACACCATCAAGGTGGACTTGACGGAAGGTCAGCCAGTAGTTGAGACAGTAGTAGAAGATCAACCACAAGAGGTTGACTTAGATGATAACAAAGTTCTTTCATATCTAGGTAAAAGATGGAACAAAGAGATTACATCTTTGGATGAGTTAGTTGAACAGCGAGCACAAGCTGAAGAGCTACCTGAAGATGTCTCTGCGTTTCTAAAGTATAAGAAAGATACCGGGCGTGGTATTGAAGACTTCATGAAGTTGAATGTCGACTACAGCGCCATGGATGAAGATTCTTTGCTTTACCAATACCACAAAGAACAGAACCCAGAGCTAGATGCTGATGAGGTGAAGTTCGAGTTAGAAACCAAGTTTTCATATGATGAAGACTTCGATGATGACAAGCATATTAAGAAGGTAAAGCTAGAGAGAAAAAAAGAGCTCAATAAGGCTCGTGAGTATTTTAATAAGCTTAAAGAACAGTACAAGGCGCCGCTTGAGTCAAGGGATGCCTTTGTTCCGCAAGAAGAAAAGGAAGCTTACGAATCTTATAAGCAATATAAACAAACCGCGACTAGCGAGCAAGAGGAGCAACAAAAGCGGTCTAAGTATTTCGCCGATAAGACGAATGAATTATTCTCTGATAAGTTTGAAGGTTTCAAATTTAATATTGACGAGAATAAGGCAGTAACGTTCAAGCCAGCAGATGCAAAGACACTTCTTAACGAACAGTCTTCATTAGGTAACTTTGTAAATAAGTTCTTAAACGAAGATGGCTACTTAAAGGATGCTGAGACGTTCCATCGAGCAATAGCGATTGCTTCGAATCCCGAAAAGTTTGCAAAGTTCTTCTATGAGAAGGGTATGACAGAAGCTGTTGAGACAGTTTCTAAAGAGTCTAAAAATATTGACATGACTCGTCAAGCCACTCAGGTGACTAATAAAACTGAAGGTACATTCCAAGTAAGAGCCGTAGAGTCTGGTTTCGGTAACAGATTAGTTATTAAACAAAAACCTAAAAATTAGAAAAAATGGCTGGTACATTACAGGCGTCTCCGGGTGTAAATTTAACCCCAAGCGCAGTCAAGGCAACATTGCCTACAAACTACATCACTAACTTCGATTTCTTGAATCAGTATCTTCCTGATACTTATGAGCAAGAATTCGAGCGCTATGGTAACCGTTCAATCGCATCTTTCTTGCGTATGGTTGGTGCCGAGCTTCCTACTAACTCTGACCTCATCAAATGGGCAGAACAAGGTCGTCTTCACACAAAGTACACGGCAGTTACTGCTGTTGGCGCTGCAGGTGGTGATGATACTGCTACTTTTGATATCGGTACAGGAACTTGTGTTTTCCGTATTGGTCAAACAGTTTTCCTTTCAAACAATGCATCTTCTACATCTTCTTACAAAGCTGTAGTAACTGCTCTTCCTGCTGCTGACCGTTTCACTGTTGCTTTCTACAATGCTTCTGGTATTGCTGCTGGTGACACTGGTGCTACATTCACTGCATTTGTTTATGGTTCTGAATTCCAAAAAGGTACTAGCGGTATGCAAGGATCTTTGGAAGCACAGGATTTGTTCTTCGACAACAAGCCAATTATCATCAAAGACAAGTACACTGTTGCTGGTTCTGACATGGCTCAAATTGGTTGGGTTGAAGTAACAACTGAGAATGGTGCTACTGGATACTACTGGTACATGAAGTCTGAGCACGAAACTCGTTTGCGTTACGAAGACTATCTTGAAATGTCAATGGTAGAAGGTGTTCCTGCTGAGGTTAACTCAGGTGCAGCTGCTGCATTAGGTAATGCTGCATATCCTGCAGGATCTACAATGCCTTACAACGCTGGTACTCAAGGTATGTTTGCTGCTATTGAATCTCGTGGTAACGTTTGGGCAGGTGGTAACCCATCTTCTTTAGGTGACTTCGATACAATCGTACAACGTCTTGACAAGCAAGGTGCTATCGCTGAGAACGTATTGTTCTTGAACCGTCAGTTCTCTTTTGACATCGACGATATGTTGGCTGCTCAAAACTCTTACGGTGCTGGTGGTACTTCTTACGGTTTGTTTGACAACAGCGAGCAAATGGCTCTTAACCTTGGTTTCTCTGGATTCCGTCGTGGTTATGAGTTCTACAAGACTGATTGGAAATACCTTAACGATGCTACTCTTCGCGGTGGTCTTGTTGGTGGTGCTATCAACGGTGTTTTAGTTCCTGCTGGTACAATGAGCGTTTACGATCAAGTACTTGGTAAAAATGCTAAGCGTCCATTCCTTCACGTTCGTTACCGCGCTTCTGAAGCTGAAAACCGTCGTTACAAAACTTGGATGACTGGTTCAGCTGGTGGTGCACAAACTAGCGACCTTGATGCTATGGAAGTCAACTTCTTGTCAGAGCGTGCGCTTTGTACAATGGGTGCTAACAACTTCTTCATCTTCAAAGGATAAGAACACCAATAATACGAGAGGGGTTACGGCCCCTCTCTATTTTTTTAATAATTTAAATTATATCAAATGAACAGAGTAAAACTAGAGGCGAAAGATCGCACCTATCTATTAAAGATTGACAATGCTCCATTGAGCTATTTTATTGCGCATAAAGACACTCCGCGCAAACGTCTTCTTTACTACAATGAAGAGACAAATACGAATCACCCACTTCGCTATGCGCGAAATTCAAATTCACCATTTCAAGACGAACAAGATGCCAATGTTATTGTTGAGCCTATCGTATTTGAAGATGGCGTATTAAATGTTCCAAAAAACAATCCTGTACTTCAAGAGTTCTTACATTATCACCCAGGCAATGGTTCTGAATTTTATGAATTTGACTCAGAAAAAGATGCTCAAGAGGATGTTGAGGAATTATTCTCAGAAATTGATGCATTGCTATTAGCTCGTGATTTAGCAGACAAAGACATTAATACATTAGAAGCAGTCGCTAGATTGGTTTTAAAAGGTAATGTAGATAAGATGAGTTCTGCTGAGATCAAGAGAGATATGATGTTATTCGCTAAGAGATATCCTCAAGACTTCATGGAAGCAGCATCTGATCCAATGCTTAAGATCAATAACTTTGCAGCTCGCGCATTTACGGCAGGATATTTAACATTCAGAGGAAACAAAGACATCCATTATAACTTCAAGGACAATAAGAAGCGTCTAATGACCGTTCCGTTTGGTCATGACCATATCCATGCATTGGCTTCCCATTTGCAGTCTGACGAAGGGTTAGAGCTATATAAATACCTAGAAGATAAATTTTCTGAGAATTAGTATATTTGCATAGTTATTAACTATTAAAACGTTTTAAGATGAACAAGAAATTTTTACAATTTACGATTGGAGCAGCTGATGCACTAGTAAAAAAATTAATTCCAGTAAATACAGAGTGGTTTATTGAATATACAAGCACTACTGTATTAACTCTTACCGCTGTAGGTGGTGTTGCTACTGCTGATATTATTACAATTACATTTACAACTGCTGATGCTACTTACGCGTCTCATGCAGCTGTAGTAAATGCATTGGCTTATGCTAATCAAGCTCTTTCTAATCCAGATGCAATTATCATTCCTGCACTTCCTTTGGTTGGTGCTACACAACAATTGATTACATCTGTAGCTATTGCTTAATCATTAGTAAACTACTACTAAAAGGGCACTTCTAATGGAGTGCCTTTTTTTATTTATCTTTGTACAAAAGCAGTCAGATGATCAATGACGTTCGAAATACCGTCCTATCAATAATTAGCAAAGACAACCGTGGCTTCATTACGCCATTTGAGTTTAACTTGTTTGCAAAGCAGGCACAGCTTGAGATTTTCGGGCAGTATATGTACAATTACAGTAATGCAATCAACAAGCAAAATGCTCGCATGCATGGTGAGGGGTATACTGATATACCTAAAAACATGGCTGAGGTGATTGATACTTTTTCTGTATTTACATCGGCAACATATAATGGTGCTACTAATAAGTTTAATTTTCCGGTAGATCCATTAACTAATATTGAAAACTATTTTTTCTTAGAGAAGCTTGTTTACAATAACTCAACAGAGATTGAGAAGGTTAGCCATAGAAAGATATTGAATCTAGTAAATTCAAACCTTACGGCTCCAACGACAAAATACCCTGTATACACAATGGATCAAAATGGTTTATTGGTTTATCCTACGACTATTACATCTAACGTCACTATACAGTATTTAAGATACCCAAAAGATCCAAATTGGACCTATTCAACAACTCCACTTGGTGATCCTTTATTCAATCCTGGAGCTGCTACATACCAAGACTTTGAGTTGCCGTTAGATGACTTTGCAAATTTAGTTATCAAGATACTAGAGTATTCTGGCATATCAATCAGAGAGCAGGACGTTGTATCTGCTGCTAAAGCTGAAGAAGTACAAGACATTCAACAGAAACAATAATGGCATATATAACTAATTATCAGTACTATACCAACAATGGTAATGTCCCTGAAGATGCAAACTGGGGGTCTTATCAATATGTTACGCTTGACTATATGGTCAACAACTTCATATTAAATTATGTTGGGAATGATAAGTTGATTAACAATGTAGATCGATATACCATTCTATTTCACGCAAAGAGAGCCATTCAAGAGTTAAACTACGACGCACTCAGAAACATCAAGGTTCTTGAGTTTGAGTTGGGTGATCAGCTTAAGTTGGTATTGCCTCCTGACTACGTTAACTACGTTCGTATCTCAATGCTTAGAGGTGGTGTATTATATCCACTTACAGAGGCTAGACAGAGCATCACAGCTACAGCATACCTTCAAGATAATAACGGTCAGGTTATATTTGACTCGAATGGAGAGGTAGTTATTGGCGAGTCAAGACTAGATATTTTACGCCAAGAAAACAAGTTATATGTAGGTCCTGGCGCATACTACAACCAATGGGGTTGGGAGTATGACGGGGAGTGGTATTTTGGATACCCAGTTGCACAGAACTTTGGATTAAATACAGCTGACGCAAATATCAATCCCAAATACTACATCAACAAAGCAGCCGGTGTAATTGACTTTACATCAGGCGTAGAGAACTCTTATATTGTACTTGAGTATATATCAGATGGCATGGAGAACGGAGATACAAGCGCTATCTCTATCAATAAATTAGCAGAAGAATATATCTATGCTTACTTGAAGTGGGCCTTACTCACCAATAAGTTTGGCATCCAAGAGTATATTGTTAGCAGGGTAAAGAAAGAAAAAACAGCTGCCCTTAGAAATACCAAAATCAGATTGAGCAACATGCACCCAGGCCGATTGTTAATGGCAATGAGAGGCAAGGATAAATGGATTAAGTAATTATGGCTGACCTACAAAGAACATTTCTTGCCGGGAGAATGAATAAAGACCTCGATGAGAGGTTAGTTCCTGATGGAGAATACCGTGATGCGGTAAACATTACTATTGATACATCTGAGGGATCAAATATTGGAGCTGTTCAGAATGCACTTGGTAATACAGTAACAACAAGTATAAATACCATACTGTCTCAATATCAAATATCTGGAGCTGTAAATGCAGTTACGATTGGGGCTTTAGCATATGAGCCTTCTAATTTATTGTATTGGTTTGTAAAAGCAGACAACTTTGAGGGTATATTTGAATACAATCAGATTACTAATGCATCAGTGTTAGTGCTTGGATGTCAAATACCAAACTCTAATGGAGTTAGATTGAATTTTGACGCTAATTACCTAATCACTGGTGTTAACTATATCACTGATGGAATGGGTGGTGGATTCCTTATCTGGAATGATAACTTAAACCCGCCTAGAAAAATCAACATTAATAGATGTAAGACATATAGCATTAATGATCCTAGAATTAATGATGACATCAATTTAATTGTCGCTCCTCCACTTAATTCACCTTTTATATCATTAAGCACACTTCAGTCTGCAACATTAGATCCAAATAATATTGAGGATAAGTTTATTTACTTCAGCTACCGATATAAATATTTGGATAACGAGTACTCATCGATGTCTCCATTTTCAGCTACAGCATTTAATCCAAAGGCTTTAAATATTGACATAGAGACAGGCGAGAACAAAGGAATGCTCAACAAATTCAATCAAGTTGAAGTTAGTTTTGAAACTGGTAATGAGTTTGTTACAGAAATTCAACTATTGGTTTGGGAGTCTAGGACTCTTAACGTAAAAATTGTTGAGACGTTAAATAAAGAAGAACTAGGCATACAAGATAACTCTACGTATAGCTTCTTCTTTATGAATAACAAAACATACGCAGCTCTTCCTTCAGATCAAGTAACTAGATTATTTGACAACGTACCTCTTAAAGCTTTAGCTCAAGATGTTATTGGAAGTAGATTGGTTATGGGTAATTATACTCAATTCAGAGACTTAATAGGATACAGCACAAATGATTTTATAGATGTCAATTATACTGTAGATTATATATCTGAGACTGTTACATCGCTTCCTAAACAAACCTGGAGAAGTGATCGTGACTATGAGATTGGTATTGCATACTTAGATGACTATGGTCGAATGACCACTGTATTAACATCTGTTGATGGTACATCCACTAGTTCAATATCAGGTAATAATCAGTCAAACTCTGTATACATATCACCTGATAATTCAAGCACTGCTAATTCATTAGTAGTCAATATAAAGAATGAGGCCCCTGTATGGGCAACTGGATATAGGTTATTTGTTAAGCAGTCAAAGACTGAGTACTATAACTTGTTTCCTGTAACGTTCTTAAAGAGTGGTAATTACAGATATTTCTTAATCAATGAAGCTGATAGGGATAAGATAAAAGTAAATGGATATGTTATATTCAAATCATCTGGATATGGCCCAACAAACTCAAACAAAAAATTCAAAGTGCTTGAGCTTGAGTATAAGCCTGTTGGTTTTATAGCTGGTGCCTTAGAAGGTTTATACTTTAAAATCAAGGCTGATGCTTCAGATATATTTTTATCAGCATCCAATCAACAAGTATATACAAAAAATGCTTCAGGACGTGGTCCTAGACCTCAATTATGTTCAGGACCTGACACAGATCCTCCTGTTTCTGATAGATTTTTTGATATTCAGGGTCCTATATATTATTCAGCTGTATCCCCAAATACTACAATAAATCAAGGACCTACTGTAAGTGCTAATGTATCGTCTTCTTTATCGACAAAAGACTTAAGGATAACTATAGAAATTGTTAGCTCGACTACATTTAGATGGACCACAGATGTGGCGCAAAACTGGTATATAGCGAATCTATCAATAAGCACATCACCTATATCATTGCAATCAACTGGCTTTTCTATAGAAGTACAATTTTCATCAGATGGTTTAGCCGGAAGTCCTCAGTATAATATTGGAGATAAGTTTGTGTTTAATGTTAGAACTCTGAGTTCGTTTAGCGGAACACCTTCACAACCAAATGGTAATAGAGGTTTACCACCATCAGTTTTATTAAGTGGTGGAACAAATACATATGGAGGTCATGCAGTAATTGAAGGTCCTGGGCCTATTTTCCCTGGCGCTGTTATAAGCATCAATATACTAAATGATGGTCCTCAAAATAATGCTCCTGGACAGAATGCATCTTCAATGATATTCCCTGCATCTCAAGGATACTACAAAAACATAGAGGAGTGGTTTTGGCAATCAGGCGCTTATTTATCTTTTGTTCAATATGATCAAAATGGAAATAACGTACAAGCATCTGCGGTTACATTTAGAGATGGTTTATTTATAACCGACTCACCTAGCAATCAAATGCAACAGCAATTATCTGGATCAAACTTTATGTTGATTAGAGGATTTGGAGATGCCAGTTCATGTAGTAAAAACTTAATTCAAGTTGAATTAAAGGTCACGCAAACTCCTCCAAATAATCAATTAACCGCTGAAACAGTACCAGCGAATGACGATGTGGACATCTACTATGAAATGAGTAGAACATATTCTATTGAGGCAGGTAATCACATGGTATTATGGAAGTATGATATATCTACAATTGCAGCCAATACTACGTTAATACAAAACGGAAACAAACAACCACATTATTTTGATGTAGGTCAATCTGTTTATATTACTGCATCAAATATACCTCCCGCTTATTATACAATTGTTGCTACACCAAGCAGATACGCTATAACGATTAATCATGCTGCAGGTTCTTCAGCTCCTGGTTCGGTATCAAATAGTGATATTGAGAAAGACCAATCAGGTACTTTAAATCAGGCAGTTATTAAGTTAAATAACACAGATAACAAGAATTCAGACTACAATGCATACTGCTATGGCAATGGCGTTGAATCTAATAGAATTCTTGATGGATTTAATCAGCCGTGGTTAAAGTATAGTTTAAGAGCTAGTGGCGTTATTGAAGACTATGAACAACAAGTCAAAGACGCATCACTCACCTATAGTGGTCTCTATAGATGGGATTCATCAATCAATAGACTCAATGAGTTTAACCTATCTACAGCAAACTTTAAAAACCTAGATAAGAACTTTGGGTCTGTTCAGAAACTATATGCTAGAACTACTGACTTAGTTGTATTGCATCAGGATAAGATTACATCAGTTTTGTATGGTAAAAACTTATTGGTTGATGCTGTTGGTGGTGGATCAGTTGCTTCGGTTCCTGAAGTACTTGGAACTCAGATTGCTCTACCTTATGAGTTTGGTATATCATCAAATCCTGAAAGCTTTGCTACTTGGGGTAGCAAGATATATTTCTCTGATGCTAGAAGAGGTGCTGTGCTTGAAATGCAAGGTGATCAAGTAATGGAGATATCTAGAATGGGTATGTCTGACTACTTTAGAGACTTGATGATTAGCACACCAAATACAGCTAAGCTTGGGGCTTATGATCCATATAATCAAAACTATGTATTTGCATCTACAACTAGAAGAAATACACCTTGCGATATAACCATCAATCCAACTGCAGATAGTTTCCCGTATAATACTGCAGGTGGGCTTGAGTATTTATTTGCTTTATCTGGTACTACAAGTTGGTCTATTACTGTAATCAATAATGGTTTTGGAACCAACTGGGTTGAATTACCTCCATATTGCCAATCAGGTGTTGGGTCTCAAGATATATACGCAAGAATCCAAAATAATACTACACTTGCGCAAAGAAGCGTGGTATTTAGAGTTGCTTATTGTAGTACATATGTGGATTATACACTTACACAAGGACGTGGACCTAGAACAGATTTTAATATTATAACGTTAGGTAAAGATGAGTTCAAAAACTAAACAATCTTTTAGCTACACAGGTAGCTCAACATATACCATTGACAATGTAGTGCTAAGTGGAAGCGCAATTGCTTTGTTTGATTCATCAACAGGAATTGGTGGTGTTGGGTATGTACCATATGATGGTGCATCAGTAACTGTTGTAGCTGGAGATGCTTTATCAGATTACAGAAAACTTGCCCCAACGTTAAATAATAAGCTATACTATTTGGTTTCAGATGTAGCGTATACTGCTGACGAAAAAACAACTATACTTAGCCTAGCTACTGAAATTCCTGTTGTTTATTCGGCTGGTGTTTTTACCGGGCAGTTTGTGTTTTTAAATCCAAACAACTATGAGTACGTCTATTTGTTGTGGGATTATGAAGATAAAATGGATACAGTTGCATCTTACAAAGGCATAACTGAAAGCCGTTCTATCGACATGAATTACGGCTCTAATATTGGGCGTGTTGGTATTAGTTTTAATACCATTGATCCTGATCAACCAACAAGATATCAAGTTGAGTGGAATGGAGAGATTGTCGTTGATACTAAATATGTTGGCGTTAACTCAACAGTTAATTACGACGCTCTTATTGCGGCAGGTATTCCAGCTGATGAGATTGGATTAGTCGCTCCATACGACGGACTTGTTGACAATGGTACTGGTGTTATTGAGTTTTATAAAAATTTACCTACCGGAGAGGCAAGCTTAATTGTATCATCTCCGTTTAGCGGATCAACATGGATAGTTAATAAAATTAGCCCATACTTAACTAGGTTGTTTATAGATACAGCACCTGGAATACCTTCTGATGTCTGTGCTCAAACTCCTGCGGATGAAGTATGGCATAACGGCGTTGACTGGCTGCCCAATATTGGTGATCAATTGTTTGCCACAACAGATGGTTTAGAAGTTTATATTGGTGATGAATATTTACATTTAATAGACTCTCCTGCTGGCGGTTCAGCTATTTACTATATAACCACAAGCTTAACGGGAGAAGTCTTATCAAAAGAAAGTTGTACATGCTCTGAGTTTGCTGTTCCTTTTATTATTGCAGATCCAATCGCAGTGAATACTAATGTAACTGAATCTGTAATTATAGAAACTATCAATAACCCAACATCATGGGATTTACTTGCTAGCACGTTGCCTAGTGAGGCAACTTTTTCAAGCGGAATTGTATACTTTGATAATTGCCCTGCAGGTGTTTACTCAATAACAGTTAGAGCTACCAATTGTTTTGGGACTAGCTCATCAGCTGTAATATCTGTAACCGTATCTGATCCAGGAGATATGAAGCCATTCTTAATTGATGTTGAGCAATTTAAGGAGTCTGGATCTGATGCTTGTTTAGTTATTCCTACATTCACTCTAATGTACTTTGATGGTGATGGCTATATACCAAATACAGTTGACACAATTTTCTATGACTCAGAAGGAAAGCGTCCATTTATGGGTGGTAAAAAATGGTACCAAATAAATGATTCTGATTACACAATACAGATTGATCAAAACGGAACAGTGATTGGTAAATCTACCTGTGCTGGTACAACTACAACAACTACAACAACTAGCACAACTACACTTCCTTCAGGTACATATTTTACAGCTACATCTTGTGTTGATAATACAGTAAATGTTGTATTAAGAAATTCATTAGGAACTTCAATAACTACTGGCTTAATTATAAAAACAACAGATGGCAACTGCTGGAGAATAGATGGATCAACAACAGCCACATTTCCATACTATAATGTTATTACACCTATAGTTACTTATGCAGACTGCACAGCATGTACAGGCACTACGACAACTACAAGTACTACGACAACCACAACAGCAACTCCTGTAACTGGTTTTGATTTAGATGTAAGTGGATTTACATCAGCTAGATTAGCTTGTACATCTACTCCTACATATGTTACTCATTACCATACAGGTACATTTGCAGTAAACAGTTTTGTTTACACTGATGCAGGGGCTACAACATTATTTGATGGAGCTTTCTTATGGTATCTAGTTAGAAAGTCTGGTGTAACTTATGCCTGTTTAATTGCTGATACAGGTCAAATATTAAACTTGTCAGCATGCTCAGGAGTTACCACAACTACAACCACAACAACTATTCCTGTTAGATATTATTCAGGAACAAAGTGCGTTGGTGGTGCTGCTGTATTACTATCCTATACAGGTTTTAGTGCATTAAGTCTACCTAATTACGTAAAGGATAACAATGGAGATTGTTGCACCATAACAGCATCTGTGGCACCTGGAGTGGTTGATGGAAATATATTGTATACGTATGGAAGCTGCTCAGAGTGTGCGGCAACTACTACAACGACAACAACAACTACTACAACGACAACGACTACAACGACAACGACGACAACTACGACGACAGCTGCACCGTTGACGCCTATTACGCTGTCATACTCTTCTTCACAATCATCTGTTTGCTCAGTTCTTGATATTGATAATTATTATGTCAATGGCGCAATTGGTGTCCCTGGAAATTATATCTTTACAAACTTAGTTGGCTCAGATCCTGCGCCTGCTGGTTGGTACTTAAATTTAATTACAAATGTTGCGTATGAGTGGGAGGGATCAAACTGGACCGGCGCAAGTAAAACCTGTTAATGAAAACACTTAGGATGTTGTCAGCGCAGCCAGCGCTTGACTATTATGCATGGCAGATTGAGGTATGTATACATAACTTCGCTTCGTTAGGTTACAAAAATATTGACATAGTTGCTGGTTATCAAGATGAGATACCTGAGTCGTGGAATAAATTATACCAAACGTACAGCGATATTGCTAGGTTCTTTTTCTATAAAGACACCATGGGCGAATGCGACTATCCGCCAGCTATACAGGCACACCTATTGCAAAAGCATTTCAAAAAGCATCCTGATCTGACAAACGATGCTATCTTTTTTCATGACGCTGACTTTGTATTCACTAAATACTTAGACTTTACACCATACCTAGATAATAATATTTGGTACTTCTCAGACACTATCTCATACATAGGCTATGATTATATCATGAGTAAGGGTGAAGAGGTGTTAAAGGCCATGTGCAACCAAGTAGGTATATCTAGAAAACTAGTTGAGTTTAATAAGGATAGAAGTGGTGGAGCTCAAAAGCTAATGAAAAACTTGACGCATCACTATTGGAAGAAAGTAGAAGAGGACAGCAAAGGGCTATACAAACTACTGACTAGTATGCAGGACGTCAAAAAGGAAGGCGATCCAAACGGCATACAAGCATGGACGGCTAGCATGTGGGCCGAATTATGGAATGCTTGGTTTTTTGGACATCACGTAACGGTGCCAAAGAACTTTGATTTTGCTTGGGCTACATGTCCATCAAGTATATGGGATGACGTATATTTTTTCCATAATGCAGGTGTGATGAATAACCAGCAGGGTATGTTCCATAAAGCATCATACATGCATACATTACCGTTTGGTACAGATCTGACGGTAGACCCTAATAGATGTTCATATCACTATTATGAAATGATCAAAAGCATGAAAAGCTGCTTGGTCTAAAATTCGTAACTTTGCTATATGGTTATAGATACGATTACTTTTTCTGACAAGTCTGAGGGATGGACTTCTAGATGGACTTATCGACCTGAGTGGATGATTGGTTTAAATAGCTCATTCTATTCATTTAAGGATGGTAATCTATATAAGCACGATACCAATTCAAATAGAACTACATTTTACAATACAATAGGTGGGTTTTCTATATCAACTGTAATGAATCAATCACCAACAGAGATAAAGATGTTTAAGACATTAGCTCTTGATTGTACTCATTCATTAAATTTTGTTGGCTATACAGATCTTGATCAGACTGAGATGAGCATGTCTCAGTTTGTAAACAAAGAAGGTGAATGGTTCTCATACATGAGAAGACCTGTGAATGATAATAATTTGCAGTTAATATCAGCGCAAGGTGTAGGCATTATAGACTCTATAGCTGGATTTCAATTAACAATGGATTCAGAGGTTAGTAACGCATCTACAGGTGACTTAATAATAAGTGGTATCGTTGATTCAAATAACAACATAGTAACAAATACACAGGTTGGATATGTTGTAGATGTAGTTGGAAATATAATATCTGTATCAAATAACAACCCTACTCCACCTACTCCACCTACTCCTGGATTCATAAATGCACCAACAGCAGGTAACTACGTTTATATACTTAAAAGCTCTGTGGCTGAGTCATACGGGACTAGAGGTTACTTTCTTCATCTCGCATTATCAAGAAGTGGTGTTGATGCTACTTCAGAGATAGAGCTATTTGCTGTAAGTACTGAAGTATTCAAAAGTTTTCCTTAAATTTGTTACATGGAAGTTAGGTTTTTAGATGACCACGACTACGATGTATTATCCCAATGGTGGAAGGACTGGAGATGGTCAGCACCACCTAAGGATATGCTACCACAGGATGGCCGAGGTGGGCTGATGGTAAGTAAAGATGGTGAAGATATTTGCGCCGGATTTGTTTACTTCACTAACTCAAAGACAGCTTGGATTGAGTACATTGTGTCAAACTTTCACTACAGACAAGACGATCGCAAAGAGGCGATAGAATTATTGATTAACTCACTTGTTGAGGTCGCTGCCGAAACAAATGGAACTAAATACTTCTACACCTCTTTAAAGAACGAAAATTTGATTAACCGATATGCAGCATGTGGATTCCAGAAAGGGACAAGCAACTGCACTGAAATGATAAAGATATGGCAGCAGTAACATCAACATTAGTAGCCTTAGGCGGGATTGGCGTTAGTGCCGCTCAGGCTATCAAATCACAAAACCAAATGAAGCAAGCCACACAGGCTGGCGCATTGGCAAAGCAGCAATTAAAGCAGATCAAAGAAACCAATCCATTCAAGGCGTTACAGGTGCCTACACTTGGTCTTGAGATGGCTCAACAACAACAGTCTCAACGAGAGGCTCAGATGGTTGGAGCACTACAAGGTGTAGGTGCAGAGGGTGTCATTGGTGGAATTGGTCAAGTGGCTGCAGCAGGTAACGAGCAAGACATGGCTCTTGCAGCTCAAGCAAATCAAGCTCAGTATAATAGAGATGTGGCTCAAGCTGAGGCTCAACTTGGTATTGGAGCTCGTCAAGCTGAGAGAGATTGGATGGCAGGCATTGGTGAGGTTCAAGAGCAAAATATGCGTCGATCTGAAGCTCAAGCAAATCGTAATGCTGCTATTGAGGGAGCACTTGGATTTGCAGGATCAGCAGCATCAAGTTTGGATGACTTAATTGGTCTTTATAAAAAACAAGGTAACAAAGCACAACAAAGCTGGAATGCATTAACTGCTAATACAGCATATACTGCTCCAGGTGGTCCACTTACTAAAGAACAGCAAGCTGCTTATGGTCTTAGTATATTACAAGGAACAAACTACCAACCATAATGGCAACTAGCAATCAAAACATATTTGGCTATATTCCTACCGAATCGGTAGATTGGTCTAAAGCATTAGGTGGTCTTTATACCACTGTCAAAGGTATTGAGGAGGGCCGCGAAGAACTGAAATTAGAGCTCGATCAGCTTAAGACTGACAACATAAAGACCATTCAACAGTCTGATAATTTTACTAGTCAGACGTTTCAACAGATGATGCTTGGCGCATCTCAAAATGGTGTGTCTACAATTAAAGGCTGGAATGATGCTCTCAAAAGAGGTGAACTTGATCCTAAAGAGTACAAGCAAAGGATGAATAACTTCATGGAAAATTGGGGAAGTCTTGGAGCTAGTGTAAAAGGATTTGATGCAAAGAATGCTGAGATTCAAAAGCAAATACAAGACGGAAATGCTTCTCAATTATCTGTTGAGGCAGCTGAGTATTTTGCAAGAGCAGCTGATCTTAAAAACCTACAGGTATTTATTGATCCATCTACAGGCATGGTTAGTACAGGTAGATTGGATGCCAATACAGGTCAAGTAATTCCTGACTCAATTGAAAGCGCAAAATCACTAGCCGATCCAAGTAATGCTGTGTTTAATAAAGTTAATCTAGATACAGAGGTAAATAAATCTGTTAAGCTATTTGGAGATGTCGTCCAAGAAGATGGTATCACTACGGTTACAGATGCCACAAAGAACCCAAGATTTGCAGCTAAATTAGCTGACCTTACTGGATCATTAACTAGTAGTGATAGATATACCGCTAGTATTCTTGTTGATAATACAGGAGAAGGATATACAACTTATTTCACTGAGCAAGATCGTCAAAGCAAAATTGCTCAGATGATTGAAAGAGAAAACAATATTCTCGAATACCAAGATAAGCCAAGATTAACTGGTGAGGAATTGGATGCATTTGTTCAAGAAGCTGAAAAGAAATTAATTCCCATGAAGAAAGATTCTTCAGGTGTGTACCAGCCGATGATTACAGAGGACCAAAGAATTAGAGCTAAGCAAGCTATTGAAGATACAGTTTATTCTCAGATTGATTTCAAGTCTGTGCAAGATGAACCTAAATCACCTACAGGCGGGTCAAGTGAAACTGTTAAATCAGAAGATAAACCAGAGTACTATAAAATTGCTACTGACGTAAGAAACGCATGGACAGGTGGTGATATTAACAGATTAAATAGTCTTTCTGAGGGCAAGTACTTATTTGAGAAAAAAGGCGAGAACACATACTTGATTATTGACGCACAGAATCCTAAAAAAGTTTTTGGTCCTATTAGTAGATTAGATGATGCTGGTAATTTCTTTGGTGAGGTAAACAATACATCATGGAGAAAGAAATTAGCCAAGGCTAGAGTTGCCGCTAAAACACCGGCGCAGCCTGCTAAAATAACACAAGATGAGTTTAATGCCAAGTGGGCAAAATTAAAAAAAGGCGATACTTTAGTTGGCCCTGATGGTAAAACATATACAAAAAAATAGATGGAAAACGAGTGGACACCCCCTAGCGATGCAGTAGAAGTAAAAGGATCATCTAGTTTTGTTCCCCCTTCAGATGCTGTTGAAGTAGTAAAAAAAAAAGATCTTACGGTATCTGGATTGGAAGAACCTTCATCGGAGCGCTTAACCACAACGACAACAAAGGCTACGGTATCTTCGTCTTCAAAAGGAAAACCTGATGGTGTATACTCATTCCCTGGCCAAGATAATGCTATATACAAAAAAGAAGGCAACCAGTGGTTTAAGGCATCAAAGTCTGACTATAAATACTTCCCACTATCTAAGGGTGACGTTCAAGGACGTATTGATTCATTAGAAAAAAATGCTGTCTCATTAGAGCAATATGGTTTTGAGACAGAGCCAAGAAAAGAAAAGCCGCTTAAATACACAGCAGCTCCTGCACCGGCACCTATAGCAAAGCCAAAAACTGAGGCACAGAAAAGAGAGCAAGAGTTATTTGATACTTCATTTAAAGCTCTTGAAAAGACAGATCCTGAGTACTTGAGAAGAAAGGCTCAGTCAGATGCCATTGACGCTAAAGTAAATCAGATCAACGCTGACTTCATAAATGACAATGAAGAAGATGTTGCGCCTAAAGTACAGCAGCTCATAAAAGACTATCCATATCTACAGGTCAATCAATCAGGTGCTGGTTATGACGAACTAGAAATAGTAAATACAGTTACCAACGAGAGAAAGAAAATCAACCTAGAGAATTGGACGTCAGATAGAGACAAAGAAGAAGCCAAAAGATTAGGTGGATTCTTGGATGTTCAGATGACATCTAAAGACTATGTCAACCAATACCAAAAGGTAAATAAGATAAAGGAGCAGATGCAATCAGCTACTCCTACACAAAGGATTGAACTATCTCAACAATTACTAGATGAGCAAGCTAAGTTACAAGACCTATCTGATGGTAGATATAACTATGCTAAAAATGACAAGTATAAGTCATCAGCCATTTACGACAAGAATGCAAAAGAGAATGTAAAGACAGACTTTGCTAGATTGCAACTTCAATCTATTGACTACGCAGAAAAAGCGAAAAGCTATGCTGAGTGGAATCAAACAGTAACTGAAGCTAGACAAAAAGGACTAATTACTGAAGAGCAATATCAGAACGATTACCTTCCTAAGTTAGCTCAGGAAAAGAATATGCTTGTTGATGAGCGTAATAAAATCAATGATGACTTTAGACAAACCCAATACAACAGCACATCGATTGATCGAATAGCAGCTGATGAGTTTGCCATTCAGTCTGAAAGAGGTAATGTATTAACAGGTGCTACATATTCAGCATTACAAGGTGCAGAAAACTCATTGAGATTTTTGCTTGAGACAGGTGACTTTCAAGATGGTGAATTCAAAGGATTCTTAACAGGAGCTGCTCCAGGATCAATAAGTGATTTCTACACATCATCTGAAAACAGAAGCGCATTTGAGCAAATTGTATTTGGTCTTGCTAACTCAGGAGGATCTGCACTAGTTGGCGCTGCCGCTGGATCTCCATTCCTTGGTTTATATGCATCATCTTATGTAAATACTAAAGACCAAATGAGTGGCCCTGAGTTTAAGGATGTACCTGAATATCAAAAGATATTATTCTCAGGGGCACTTGGTGCTACAGTTGGTTTGCTAGAAAAGTATGGTATCAGCAAATGGTTCTCTAAGACACCAGCTGGAAAAGGCCTTACTAATTGGGTATTAAAGAAAACAGTTGCTGAACTAGGCAAGGATGCGTCTTCTGAAGCTATTGAGTTAGCTGTAAAGAAAAACTTGGGCGCAGCAATAACCAATGGACTTATTCAAGTTACATCAGCCGGATTGGTAGAAGGATCTACTGAATTAGCTCAAGAGGCAGCTGACATGGTCTATAAGGATGTCTTTAACAAGATGTCTGATAAAGGGCAGTTTGAAAATCCAAAATCATGGGCCGGAGTTGCCGATCGATTAAGCCAATCATTTATGCTTGGTTTTGCAGGTGGTGCTGGAATGCAATCCATTACACAGACATTACAAGTTGCGGCAGGTGAAATGAATAAAGCTCAGATCAATAATATTGAGCAGCTTATCGATAGCCCTGAACTTAAAGATACGTTTAGATTAAACATTAAAGACCAAATACTTTCTGGGAAGATAACTAAGCAAGAGGGTCAAGCAATTGCTGAGAGACTGAATGAAGTAGAGGGTACTCTTAATAAGATACCAAAGAATGTAGACCGTTATGAAGCGTTCAAGTTGATCAACGAGCGTGACGAAATAAAGAAAGAAATTGCAGGGAAAGACCCTGATCTAGTCGTCGTTCAGACTGAGCGAGTGGCAGAAATTAATGAACAACTAAAACAATTAAGCAAAGATGCCGTTCAAAAGCAAACAACAGGTGAAGTATCTGTACAGCCAGGAGCCGAAAGTGGCGGAGAAATGGCGCAAGGAGAACCCGAAGCAGGACCTCAAGAAGTTACCCAAGAAGGTCAGCAAGCCCAAGAAATAGACTTTGGTACTCCTTTTTCTATGCAAGATGCAACAGCAGAGATAACTGTAGGAAAAGAAAAAGATTTGTGGGGACGAGGACAGTTTTTTAGAGAAAAAATAGAAAACGCTGGAGATATACTTAGAGAGTTATCTTCTAGAGGCACAAAACCTGATCCAGAATATTTAGAAGAAAAAATAAACAAGTTAAAACAATGGGTATCAAAAAGCGAAAGTGGATTTACTGAAATACCTAATGAAATAAATACTTTTGAAGAATTTGAGAAAAGCAATTTGAGATTTTCAGATGCTGTTGATAGTTGGAATTATACAAATAAATTTCATGGAGACATTTTAAATAAAGTACTTAAACAATATGAGTCGATAAGCACATACACTCCAGAGCAAAAAATTGCTAGAGATTTAGTAATAGATTTAATAAAAAATAATACTGAAGGACTTAAAACAAAAATATCTAGTATAGAAGATACTATAAATAAAATAGCAATACAAGGCGAATTACCAATTATCAAAGAAGTATCTTTAGGATTAACAAAAGATCAAGAAGTTGCTGCCTATACAGCTGAAGAAAATAAAAACTTGCAGGATTCACAAAAACAAATTAATTTAGCCGCAGATGAAACAGGAAAAATACAACCCGAACGCACCGGAGACGGAAGAGGACGGACTGAGAGCAGGAAATTTACGCCTCTTGAAGGTGCGCCGTCAGTTCCAGGCGTTAACGGGCCGGACCCACAACTTGTTGCCGTTGCAGAACAATACGCAGCAGACAATGGAATCGACCTCAAAAGACAATCAGAATATGTCGAAGTAGATGAGGATCGAGCTAGGAGAATTGCCGATGCTTATGAGCAGATGGCTGACGATCCACAGAATCCAAAAGTAAAAGAGGCTTATCAAGATCTTGTAAACCAAACAATATCGCAATACCAAGCTTTGGTAGATGCAGGTTATAAGTTTTGGTTTATGGATTTAAATATACCAAGCAATGCTGAGTATGCATCAACTCCATACAACGCGTTAAGAGACTTAAGACAGAATAAAGAGATGGGAGTCTTCCCAACTACTGATGGTTACGGTGAAGAAGGTATAACACAAGAACAAATTGATAATAATCCACTACTACAAGACACAGGTATTATGTGGCCTGTTGGTGGTTTAGATGGTGAGATGATGCCGGTTCTTGCAAATGATTTATTCAGAGCCGTACACGATACATTTGGCCATGGACTTGAGGGGGCTGGTTTTAGAGCAAGAGGCGAAGAGAATGCATGGCAGGCTCACGTTAGATTGTTTACCGGTCCAGCTGTTGGCGCAATTACAAGTGAAACAAGGGGCCAAAACTCTTGGTTGAATTATGGTCCTTTTGGAGAAACCAATAGAACGGCAAAAGTAGATGATACTGTATTTGCTGATCAAAAGATCGGTCTAATGCCTGAGTGGACTTGGACTGAAGGTCGTGCAGGTGATATGTCTTATCAAGATAATCTGGTAACTAATGAAAATATCAATGATATAATTAATAGTCAAGATACAGAGACTAGACAAAAAATAGCCAAGAGTGCTAAGCTTGTAATGAAAGCTATTCCTGAAGCAAAAATATACCTGCATGATAATACAGCTGAATATGATGCTGCCGTTGGCGAGAAAACTAAAGGCAAGGAGAAAGGAAGATTTGTTGGAACTGATATGGCTATCCATGTTAACATGGAAGAAGCTGCATCTCATACCTTGCTACATGAAGCATTCCATTATGTTATCCTGAATAAAGAACTAGATGCAAAAGTGCTTAATGGTTGGACAAACTCATTAAGATCTATCATCAAAGATGAAAAATTGATTAAACGTATTGATGATTTACTTAAAAAATATTCTGCTGAAAAACAGCCAGAGGAATATATTTCAGAATTAGGCGCCATCATGGGTGCAGCAAAAGGACAATTAAGTACAAGCGCATTACAAAAATTCAAGGCATTAATCAATAAGATTGCAAAAGCAATTGGCTTACCGCCTATATTTACAGCAGCATCGACAACACAAGACGCAGTTGACTTTATTAATACCATAAGTAAGCAGTTAGCTACTGGTGATCAGATATTTGCTAATGGATTCCAAACAAGGATTGTACCGGCTGATTTAGCTCCAAAAAAGCAAGTAAAAGTATCTGAAGATCAGAAGCTTACATTTGTTAAGCAATCTGATATTGTAGATTTCAAGTCACTTGTTGATGACATTATATCTAAAGATCAAACAGTTTGGTTCTGGGTAGCTGATCAACTGGGGCGTGGTATTTACTTTGACTCTGAGTTAAATGGCAATCACTATTTAGATGCAGGTCCATCATATGCATTAGACCCTGAGAATAGAAAAGAAGGTATTATATGGGCATCAGGAGCAAATAAGTCAACCATTGAAAAAAATATCAATAATAGCGATTACATATTCATTATTAGTGGATCTCCTCAGCAATCAAAGTTATTTAACAAGACTGTATCTAGTTTAGTTAAAAGCAAAATAGAAGCTAAAGTAGACTTTAATAAGTTTAAATCATCTATACTAGAGGCTAAACCAACTAAAGCGATCAAAGAGATATTGGAAAAATACAACTCTTATGACGAGGTTTTTCTCGGCGCTGATAGAAAGAAATTTATTATAGCTATCAATGAGCAAAAACTAAAAGGCACCGCAGTTAAAAAATTACTTGAGTCTTATGATGCATTCTTAGAAACAAATGAACTAAGAGATGGCTTTTTTAAAGATAATAACTTCAAAATGGGTGATGTAATGCTTGTTTTAAAACCTACAGCCGTAGGTGGAAAATCCAAGCACTCTACATATGAGAATGACATATTAGGTGAAGTAATTGGTGTCCCTGATATCATTGTAAACTCATATGACATTATGCCTGAAGAGGTTCGTAATAAATATAGAGATGATTTAGATAGAGCTCAACAACAACAAGT